GGATCGCCGACTTCACCCGCTGCGGCACAGTCGTCGGATCGCCGTAGCCTGCCCACCACGAGACGGTGACTGAGTTCTGGTCGATCAAGTGGCTCGGCCACGAGCCAGCGTAGAGCGTGCGGATCGCCCCCGGCGTCGAGTCGCGGTCGATGCGGTACTCCGACGCCGCGAGCGTGGACGTGCCGCCAGCCTCGCCCGTGACGTAGGTGATCGTCACGGCCGTCGCCGTGCCCGAGGCGATCATCGGCGGGCGTGGCAGTTCGATCTCGGCCGGGAAGGCGTCGAGCTTCATCACGAGTTGCTGCGTCACGAGAGCCCGGTCGATGTAGTCCTCGACCCACTCTCTCGCCGTCGTGATGTAGCCCTGGATCAGAGCGTCGTCAGCGGACGCATCGACGCGGCAGTGGGCCTTGGCGTCCGCGAGCGACACGGGCTCCACGACCGGGCCGGTCGTTCGCTTGAGGCTGCGGTAGCGTCTCATTGCCTGCGTCGCTTTCTCGGTGTCACGTCGGCCGACTCGGCCACCGGCTCCACGCTCGCCGTCTCGATCAGAGACTTCTGGTCGTCACGAACCTCGGTGGCGTATTCCCACGCGATCAGACTCTGCGCCAAGATGGCGTCTACCTCGATGACCTCGCCGGGCCGGTAGGCTCCGTGCGGCTTCGCCATTCGTATTTTCATTCTTCCCCCACGCTCCATGCAGACTTCGGCGGCTTCCGCGTCTCCTGCCACTCGTTGCAGTACTGGAACACCGGCTGACCGAGTTCCTGGCTGGGCCAAGTGATGACGTACTCGCCGTGCCCGATGCAGACGCGGGGCGTGATGTAGAGGCGATTGCCGCACGCCTTGAAGCCCTTCCAGAATGAGATGTCAGAATCAATTCTGCCCGAACCCCAACTGCCTTGCGGATCTGGCTGCTCGTGGAACCACGGCTTCGCCATCCGCCGCAGGGCAGCGGTCGAAAGAATCGTGCACCCGAAGTGGGCGGTGTCCACTTGTTGAACGGGATGCCCGAACCACTCGCGCGGCACCTGAGTCACGCCGCCCTCGGGCGGATTGTCCAGCGTGTCCAGGAGCGTGAGCATCGGACGCCCGTCCTCTCGCTTTGTCTGGATCGGGGCCAGGGCGTCACATTGAAACGTCATCGCCAAGGCGAACAGATGTTCGATGTTCTCCTTCGACACGAAGCTGTCCATGTCGAGCGTGATGATGTATTCCGTGGTCGGCTCGAACTTCTCCAGCATCCGGGTCAGCACCTGGCTCCAGAACGCACCCTGGCCGAGCGTCGGGCGAATGTGCAGCGGCATCATCGCTTCGATGAAGCCGAACACGTTAATGAGCGGCCCGAAGCGTGGCCCGCTCAGGATCGCCTCGCACCGCACCTCGACCGACGAGCCGCCGACTTGCACGAGCATGGATTTGCACCTGTGGGAAAACAGAAACGGCGGGGAGGCTCACGCCTTCCCCGCCGTCTACTGTGCTCGTCGTGTCAAGCGGATCAGCCGACCGCCTGGGTGTTCACGCCCTTGTCGGACGCTGACACCGGGCCAGCCTCGCCCTTGCTCAGACGGCAGGTCGTGACGACGCCGCACGTCGAAGCCGGGGTGGCGTAGACGGTGAGATACCGCTTCTTGCCCTTGAGGTCGATGTCGAACCGATGGGCGTAGCCGACGCCAGCGGTGGCCGTCACACCGGCAGCGACCGTGAAGTCGGTGCCTCCGACGAACCCGCTGATGTTGGTCTGGCCCGAACCGCTCACGTCGCTCTGGGCAACCCGCAGCACCGTGGCAGCGGTCGTGGGACCGGTCGCCGAGGTAAACGGGCTGAACAGAACGTCGATCGACGCATGGTTGAAGTTCAGCGTGTCGATCTCGACCGAATGGGTCGCGTTCAGGGCCACCGAGGTTTCGGCCTTGCTGACGGACTTGCTAGCAGCAACGTGGTTCATGGATCAAGAAACTCCTAGGAAGGTGTCAGGTATCAGCCGAACTTGAGGGCCACGACCGGGCCGGCCTTGGTGGTCGAACCGAGGTCATGCACGACCATCGCGTTGCGGGTCGTCGCGAAGGTGAGCGTCTGGTCGAGCTCGATGTACCGCTCGCTCGCGGTGCGGATCGAGATGGCCCGACGCTCGCCGAACGTGGCAGCCTGCGAGAGATCGCCGAAGAGGCAAGCCACGCCGCCGGTCGTGCCCGTCAGGCGCGACTCCATCGAGTGGACCAGCCGCACCGGATAGCCCAGGAACCGCTCGCCGAACCCGGTCGCCACGTCGCTCGTGCTGTTCCCGCCAGGGCCGCTCGACCCGCCGGGCAGCATCGCGAGCCGCAGCATCGCCGAGCCCCAGCCGGCCGGGCTGATGTAGAAGGCAGCGTTCCGGCGGGCGTAGAGCGGGAGCCGAGCGACCATGTCGGTGAAGTTCCCCATGGTCAGGGCACCGAAGGTCTGGTTGCTCGTCGCCGTCACGACCGACGCGGAGAAGGGCGACTTCACGATCTTCGTCGCGATGCCCTCGACGCCGTGGTAGGCCGAGGTGCCGTCGCCGATGAAGCCCGCGTTGTCGAAGGCTTCGGCGTAAGCCTGGGCCACCTCGACCGCCATGGCGTCGGCCAGGTCGATGATCGAGTCTTCGAGCAGGCTGTTAGGTACCCTGTTTGCGACACCCCAAATTTTTGCGCTCAGTTCGATGTTGTCGAACGTCACGTCGCTCGCCGACACTTCGACGTTCTCGCCGACCGGGCGAGCGGCGAGGCCACCCGTCCGACGGGCGATCACGAGCGTGTCGCTGTTCATGTTGACGCGGCGAGCGTACTGCGGGAACGCGCCGTACTCCTCGACCAGGCGGATGATCTCGTTGCTCATCTCGGGGGAGACGAGCACGCCGCCGAGCGAGTTGACACCGCCGGCCTGGACGCGGCTCTCGACGCCGTGATCCTTGCACCACCGCCGGGCTTCGGCATCGCCGAACACATGGCCCTTGATGTGCATTCCAGCACGGTACGCCGTCTCGGCATCCTTGAACGCACGCAGATTGTTGTGCGACTTCGGCACGGCGTACTCTCGCTTCTCCACGGCAGTCTCCTTGACCTCGGGGGTGTCGATGGCCTTGGCGGGAGCGGAACGCTCCAGCACGGCCCGCAGTTCGGTGTTCTTCGCGGCGACCCGCTGCAGGAACTCAATCCGCTCGCGGAGCTTGTCGGCACGCTGCTCGAGCGAGCGGAGCGACGCCTCCTGCTCCTCGGTCATGGGCTCGGCGGCGGCATCGCCCTCGGGGGCGTCCTCGCTCATCGTCTCCATCTCGGCGACGACAGCGGCGAGCTCGTCCAGCAGAGCCTTGATCTTGTCCACGGCGGAATCTCCTAGTGCGATTCGTGGCGACGCGGACGCATCGCCTACGGTCGAAACTAGGGTTCGCGGTGGGCACCCATGCAGATGCACGAGCGCGGGCAGTAAAGAACTCAGCCAGCCTTGACGCGGCGAATCTCAGCCGCTGGCAAGATGTGTTTGTCGGTGTTGCCGCACCGGCAGCGGAGGTACCGGGTCTGGTAGTCGCCCGACCGCTGGCTCGATGCGACAACGAACTTGCCGCTCTTGCACAGCGGGCAAGAATCGCCTGACTTAGCGGCCATGCTGCCTCAGCACGTCACGGTAGAAAGCCGCACGATTCGCGGCATATTCGCGGGCTTCGTCGTGCCGACGCTGCTCCTTGCGGAAGTGGTCGAATGACCGCTGTGCCACCGTCACGTCGGCATCGGGATACGCGGGAAACGTGACCGGCCCAACGTCCAGCAGCGAGTCGATGCGGGTGATCGTCCGCACGCTGCGACCGTCCTCGATCGCCCACGAGTCGCCGCCGCTCGGCACGGTGAAGCTGAACGACGAGCCCTTGACGATGCCCGCCCGAATGTTGCTGGCGATGTCCCGACCGTAGGTCGTGTCGGGCACGGGGAACTCATATCGCAGCCCGACCTCGTCCACGCTCATCGACAGCGTGCCGGGATAGCGGGCGAGCGGATAGTTTGCGTCGTGGTTCCAGAGGGCGCGAGTCTCCAGCGACTTCTTGCGGCCACGCCGCTCGGAGACGATGCCGAAGGCGTCAGGGTGAATCCGCTCGATGAAGTCGCCCAGGTCGAGCGAGTTGACGCCGAACTTCGCCGCGTAGCCGACGATGTATTCCCGCTCGCTGCCGTCCTCGGCGCTGCGGCTCTCGACCGCCAGGAGCGGCACCGCCGACTCCACCTCGTCAATCGCCAGACTGCGTCGCTCGATGTTCATCGTCGTGCTCCTTGCGTTCTCGTCTGCTGCCTCGATCTGCCGCGTCAACTTGCTTGCCCACGCCTGACCAGGGTCGCCACCCCACAGAGCCCACGCGATCCGGCCCGCACTCGGGAAGCCGTCTTGGTCGGGGCTCCATCCTTCGCCTTGCTTGTCCACCTCGTGCCGGGCGAAGTAGCTCGCCATCCGCTTCGCCGTCTCGGGGCTGATCGTCGTGCCATTCGACAGGTCGCGGGCGCGAGCCACGCCGACTGCCGTGCCGCCGCGGCCGAACTCGCTTCGCCATGCCAATCCTTTCGCTGCCTCACTCCGAACGCCCGCCGGGGGCGTGAAGTCGATGTGGTCGTACCTAGCTGCCACGTTTTCGCCCCTTCCGCTTCGGCTTGCCGTAGGCGTTCTCCTCGACCGGTGGCGGCTCGGGAAGCGGGTCGATCTTCGTGAGCGTTGCCACCTTGTGACCGACTTGCGTCTCGGTCGCACGCCACCCGCCGGCCATCTCTTCGTAGACCGTGATAAGGGCGGCGGGATCTTCCTCGCTCGCCTCAATCTTGAAGTCAGTGCCTGGGATGTCGAGCGTGCCGTAGTCCATCACATGATCGATCCGTCCACGGGCACGACCGCCTGACGAATCCCACGAGACGAAGTCGCCTTCCGACACGGTGCCAGGTTTGGCCCGATCTTCGGAGCGATCCGCCGGGGCGGCGGGCACCGGCTCGGACTGCGGCGACTGCGCAGGGTCCGCTGCTGGTGCGGGCTGACGCTCCACCACCCCGGCAAGGATCGCCGCAATCTGTGCGGCATTCATGCTCGGGAACGCCGCAGCGACCATCGCAGCCGCACCGTCCTTCGACACCAGCCCATCGACCACCGACTGAATGATCGCAATGAGCCCCGTGATCTGAGCACCGTTCAGCGACACGTCGGCGACCTGCGGAGCCTCGGGCTCGACCGGCTCGCCCGGCGTCGCCGGCACCACCGGCTCGCCAGCCGCAGCGGCAAGCCCGCCCTCGACCGCCTGGCCGTCGATCTCGCTGCCCGGCTGCTGCTGGGCCAGCACATCGGCCTCGCTCGGCTGCTCGCCCAGCGTGCCCATGTTCAACGGGCGGTAGCGAACGTCGCCGCCTTCGACCGGGTCGAGGTTCTCGGTGGCTCTAATGTCGTTCGTGCTGACGACGCCGATGTCCCACATCGCCCGGTAGTACGCAGACCGGCTGGCGGCATCGCCACGCAGCAGCCCACGCACGTCGAACTCGATCAGATAGCGGTCGTCTTCCGCGATCAAGTCCCGCATGAACGCCGACTCAAACCTTCGCAGCCACGGCATGATGCAGTGGGTCACGAACGCGATGTCGCCATCCGGCGTCGCGGGGCCGATGCCAAGCAGATGTCCGGGCACGCGGAACAGACGGGCGATCTCCTCGAGCTGGTAGCGGCGAAGCTCGATGAACTGGCTGTCGGTATTGCTCGCCTGCGGAATGTCGTAGGGCTTCAATCCGCCGGTCAGCACCGCCGTGTTGTGGGAATTTGCCACTCCACCGTGACGCCGGTCCCACTGCGACCGCAACGCCTCGCGGGCTTCCGCGTTCAGTTGCCCTTCGGTCGAGAGTACAAACCCGGGGCGGGCACCGGCCGCGAAGAAGCGTGCCCCGTGCAACTCGCAAGCCCGGGCTAGTGCGATGGCGTCCTTGCACTCCGCGACGACGCTCATTCCGTTCACGCCGTCATCAGACGGGCCGCGAATCTGGAGGATCGCATCGTCGGCGTAGACCGTCTCGGTGCCCTTGTCCTCGCGGTACTTGTACCGCAGCTTCCCGTTCTCAATCCGCTCCACCTTCATCCGGCTCGGATGCAGCGGCACGATCTGCCCGGCTTTCAGTTCATCAAAGGCGTCGCCCCACAGGCCGACATGAAACACCGACTGCTCACGCCACTCGAAGCTCGTCTGCCATCCGTTGGGCTGCGAGTGCAGTTGCCGATACAGCGGCAGTTCGCGGGCGATCCGCTTCCCGCCCCCAGCCGTCCGCTCGAGCACATGCAGGGGCAATCCCGCCACCGTCTCCGCAATCACCCGCAGGCAGGCGAACACCGCCGCGACCTGGTGGGCGTTGCTCTCGTCAATCCGCACGCCAGCGTTCGACCGGCTCGATGGCTCGTCATCCCACATGCGGGATTCGCCGGGGAGCCAGAGGATGCGGTTGTCGGCGGGGGCGATCATATGAAGAAGATTTCAGGCGTACCGCTCGGCTGCTGCTCAGCACCCATCCACGCCGCGATTCCTTCGCAGCAGGCCACGATGCCGTCAATTCGCTCCGTGCTCTTCGCCTTGCTGGGGTAGATGTTGCCGTGCCGGTCCTCGGCCACCGCACAATTCGACGCATTCCACGAAAACACCGGCTGCCCGGCGTGCCGCACCTTGCCGGCCAGCACGAGGTTTTCCAGCGTCTTCAAGGGGGCCGACATGGCGCGGCCGCCTTGTGGATATCCAACCACGTCTACCCCATCCCCTTGCAGCATGTTCGCCAGCATCTGCCCGTTGAACTTCAGATCCACGGCCAGGCGACGCACGTTGTACTGGCTGCAAATCTCGGCGATATCACGGTGCAAAACCGTGTAGTCGGTCACGTTCCCGTCCGTCACGCGAATGTGCCCGTCCCGAATCCACCCGAGGTAGTCCACCTTGTCTCGGTGCGACCGCTCGGCCGCGTTGCTCTCTGGAATCCAGAAGAACGGCAGGATGTCCAGCGAGTTGTCTTCCGGGTCGGGGCAGACGAGCACCAGGGCGGTGAGGTCGTATGTGCTGGCCAGGTCGAGCCCCGCGTACACCGGGCGGTCGCCGAACTCACGCAGCGGGCCGCCGCACGAAGCCCACGCATCCGGCTTGAAGAATCGCGTGTCCTGCGTCGTCCAAACGTTGAGCCTGTACCGCAAAAACGAGTTCAGCTTCGTCGGGCTCTGCTCGGCCTCGCGGGCATCCGCCGCGAATGACTCTTCCGTGATCGTCTCGCCTAGCGACGGGTTGGCGATCCGCCAGACCTTCGGAGTCTTCCACGCTCCATCGACCGCACACTCGGGCGGGGCCGCGTAGATGCACCCGTAGAACGTCGGGTCGAACGCCGGATCGGCGATGCACTTCTCCGCGTAGGCGTGCTGCTCCCAGCAGATGCTTTTGCGGTCGA